CAAGAGTCTCTGGTTACCATCTGTATCGTTCTACTTCACCAATTGTTGCGGGGGTCGGGCCACCAATAAATGTTGGCGATGGGTCAACGTTCGTGGTGAATGGTCTAGCAACGGGCAAGACGTATCATTTCGTGGTGACTTCGTATTCTGGCACATCGACTCTTCCTGCGCTTCTCCCACGATGTGCCGAGCCACCAGTACAGCCGTGTGAGTTGTGGTCGAACGAAGTATCGACCTTCCTCGCGCCCGTAGTCAACACCGTGCCACTAGACTTCGGCACATTGTCTTTGTTCTACACCAGCAGGACAAGGGTAGTAACGGTAACGAACAGCACTATTGAGCCATTGCAGATAGGAACAATAACGTATACAGGCAATGGTGCAGATTTTGGACCACGCGGTTCTACATGCACAGTAGGGACAATTGTGGCCCCAGGCGCGTCATGTACACTTGCGTATGTGTTCAGGCCGACTCGCCCGGGCGCGCGGGCAATTGTGTTGACAGCACGAACAAGTTCCGATTCCTATGTCCTTAACATGACGGGCACGGGGCGTGGTTTCGTTCTGCTACCAGAAACACTTGACTATGGCACAGTACAACGAGGGCAGTATCCTGAATTGGTGCTGACATTCAAGGCGCTATGGCCACTCACGATTTCGAACATCGTGAAAGGTGGCTCTGCGTTCATCATCACAAATTCGACCTGCGTTGCTGGTGTGGCTATGGTGAAGGATCAGACATGCACGACTACTGTGAAGATGGTTGGTATGACAGCAGGCTTTAAGGGTGGCTCTCTGCGTTTCGAAACAGACGTTGGAGTAGGCACAGCAGGTTTCCGAGCAACTGTACAATAGGAGACGAGGATGAAGTGGTTATTCATATTGGCGCTACTTGTGGTGCCACTTGCAACAGCCCAAACGGTCCAAAAGAAACCGATCGGGGAAATCAAGGCTACGTTCCAGCCAGGCGATGTTAAGGTGCTGAAAATCACCAATAAGGGCACCAAGCCATTCACGATCAAGTCAATCAAGGAAGCTAGAGGCACCAAGCCCGATTTCTTTGACAATGGCTCTACCTGTGTCGTTGGAAAAACTGTAGCACCGAACGAGTCCTGTACTTTCAAATACGGCTATCAGCCTCAACCGAGAGGGAGCAAGCTTCTGACTCTGACCGTAGACACCACGACTGAGGAGTACGTCATTCGTTTTCGTGGAGTTGATCCCAAATAGGAGATAGCAATGCGTATAACACCAGTCATCGGTGTGATGCTCCTGAGTGTTCCATTCTTAGCTATTAGATCGTCCGCACCAATCATAGATCCACCAACGAAGCAAATTACAACCGCAGTCATTACGGAGTTACCAAAGAAACCACCAGTACACAAAAAGAAACCTGTGATCGTAGCAGCAGTCCCGCATTCTGGTGTGGAGTTGCATTGTCTCGCCAAGAATATCTACTTCGAAGCAAGGGGTGAACCGTTAGAAGGACAGAAGGCTGTTGCCAGAGTTACCTACAATCGGAAGCGCGTGCTGAAAATGGACAGCCTTTGCGATGTGGTCTATCACAAGGCAAAGGGCACATGCGCCTTCTCTTGGGTGTGTCAGGGATACTCCGAACCAAAACATGAAGAGGCATGGCGGCGGGCAATTCGTGTCGCCGAGGATTTTCTCCGCAATCCAAACTGTTGCGCTGGACTGGAAAAGGCGCTATACTTTCATGCTGACTACATTACTCCACTGTGGGCAGCAGAACGTGCCTTCATCCGACAAATCGGTACTCACCTATTCTACAAATGAAAAAGCCACCCAAAGTATCAGACGCATATGTGATCACGAAGCAGTTCCATACGCCTACGGAATTCAGCCAGTTCATTGAGAAGCAGGCAATTACTAGTGGGCACAATTACATGGACTGTCTCATTGAATTCTGCCAACGAAACGACATTGACATTGAGTCTGTCGGCAAACTGATCACGCGGTCCTTGAAGGAAAAGGTTCGCGTGGAAGCTACAGCACGCAACATGCTGACTGCCAAAAAGGCACCAACAAAACTGCTATGAACACCCCACATGATTTGCTGGATCATTGGATTCAGGACAAGAATGGTCGCAAGATTCTGTATGAACGTTTCAATGAGGCAGTATCTTCCAACAAGCTGGATTCGAAGGAAGAATACGAGACTGTGTTGAAGATGATGGCCGAAGACATTACCGTGCTTCGGTGGTTTGTAGAAAAGCTACTCTACGAGGCAAAGAACAATGCTGACCGCGCAAAAGGAAACCCAGACTGATGCGTTTGGGGCCTATAAGCTCTATCTGGCATTGCGACTGCATTTCAACAGCGACAGTTACGATGCCGTCAAGTACAACTTCAAGACAAGTGGCGGAGACCTAGAGAAGTTCCGAAACAAGCCAGAAGCGTACTGGTTCAATGCGCTGGCAAAGAAGTACACCTTCAAGCAATTGATCCAGGTCTTCCTGGCGCAGTTCTTGGCAGGTAAGAAGTGGGGTGGAATGCACACAAGTCAGGCCGACTTCGAAGGCACATACACCGATTGGCTGCGGAAAATTGAATCGTTGACGTACACTTTTGAGCAGGACCTTGCAACGCTAAAGGTGCATCTAGAGACAGGCGGCAAGCAATGCGTCCTGTCTGAACTGTTCGTGTGTGATAGCGGGCGACCCTTTGTGATTGATAGATATCATAGGAAGCAGATCACGTTGGAGACGATAACCCTACTTGACATCCTAACAGGGTTCGTGTTAAAGTGTGATACTGATGTTAAGGACACCATTCTCTGGCCGAAAACGAAGCGGCTGATCAAGAAGTATGAGCCGTTTCTAGAGTTGGATCGCAGCAAGTTTAGGGCGATCCTTTTGCAGAATTTTCCATTAAGAGGCGAAGCAGGTTAGGACCATGGGCAAGACTTACTATAAGCACCGTCCGGACGAGGACGTAAAGCACACGAAGAATGCGTCACGGACGCACGGCCATGCTAAATACAGGAAGATGCGTGAAGCTGAGGACGACGAGCAGTCAAAGTCCAGGCTGAAATTGTTGTTCACGCAAGACTGGGTAGATCAGGCGACTGATCTAGACGATGATCCCAGCACTATACCATGAGAGTAGCAAACATACGTTTTTCATACGATAAACCAAAGCATTCATACGATGCATAAGGAGATACACATGGCAATTGATTTTGATTCCCTTCGCAAACTCAAAGAAGAATCCCAAAGACGGTTCTCGTCTTACAAAGAACAGACCACGAAATCCGAATCTTTCGAACGCAAGGAAGATACTCGGTTCTGGACCCCCGAAGTTGACAAGGATGGCAATGGCTACGCAGTCATTCGCTTTCTAGACGCACCTGCTGGCGAAGATTCGCCTTGGGTTCGTGTCTGGTCACACGGCTTCAAGGGCCCGACCGGCAAGTGGTACATTGAGAATTCCCTGACGACTCTCGGTCAACAAGACCCTGTTAGCGAGTTCAACTCCAAACTCTGGAACACTGGCACGGAAGCAAACAAGGAAATCGTGCGTAGGCAGAAGCGCAAGCTTGCCTACATTTCGAACATCCTCGTTGTCTCTGACAGCAAGCATCCAGAGAACAATGGCAAGGTCTTCTTGTTCCGTTACGGCAAGAAAATCTATGACAAGATCAAGGACGCAATGTCGCCGCCAGAGGGGTTCGAAGATGAAACTCCAATGAACCCGTTTGACTTCTGGTCTGGGGCGAATTTCAAGCTCAAGATCCGCAAGGTCGAAGGCTATCGCAACTACGATAAGTCTGAATTCGAAACACCGTCTGCGATTGGCGATGACGACAGGATCAAGGAAATCTGGGAGCAGGAACACAAGCTGATGGAATTCTTGGACCCGAAGAACTTCAAGTCCTACGATGAGCTGAAAAAGAACCTTGAACGAGTCCTGGCAATCGATGCAGCGGTCACTTCGGCAACGGCAACAACGACGACTGTGGACGACGACACGATTGACTACGAGGCGGAAGCCAAGAAGGCCGTCAAGCCTTCAACGACGAAACCGGCTGTTTTGGCAAAGCCAGTAATCGCGGAGGATGATTCGGATCTTGCGACGTTCACGAAGTTGGCGAACGACGACGACGACGATCCGTTCTAAGGAGTAGTCAATGGCAACCATTACCATCAATACCACTCCAGCACAGGATTCTCGCATTGCAGCAGCATTCGGTGCAATGCTCTTGGCTGAAGGTGGAGTAGCGACTGGTCCCCAGATCAAACAATACTTGGTCGATCATATCAAGGACATTGTCCTGAAGCATGAGCAACGCGCGGCCGCAAATGCCGCGACTGCTGGGGTTTCACCAGTAGATGTGACGTAGAAACGCAGTATTCGCTATTCGCGAACAGCGAATTGGAAAGCCCGCTTGCGCGGGCTTTCCTTTTGGCTATTTGACCTTCTTTCTAGAGGCGAGCCATTCCCTCAGCACGATCACTCCACCGATAGCATATAGAGCACCAACGAGAATAGAAAGGACTAATAGACGCATTCCTCATAAAGCGGCGAAGTTCGATGCGAGATAGCGTGCAAACGCATTCTCTTGATTGCGAGCAGCACCAATTGATATTGGCGGCGGCTGCATCTTGTCTCCGCCATTACCTCCACCAACGTTATTGACAACCACAGTCGGCTTTGCAGTTCTGACTTCCTTGCTTGCTTCTAGTTGACGACTTGCAGAGTCAACCATATCTGTGCGACGAGAGATTGCAGCAGAAGGGGCAGCGAGCGCAGAGTCCTTTCCACCACTAGCCATACGCGCCTTCTCAGCAGGAGATTCATCAGGCATCAACTGATTCTTTGGAATCATGTCTGGGACTAGGTCTGTCGTCTCCATCGTCTTTCTTGGCTGCACTGGCTTGTTGTCAGTGCCGAGAACCGTTACATTCTCATTGACTTTGGCCCATGCAAGAAGTTCTGGATAAACGCCTTGCTTTTTCCAAAAGTCCAGTTGCTTGGAGGTCATCTCTCCACCTTGTTTACCGAGCAACTGTGTGAATCTATTGTTGGCCGCCTTCACTTCGTCGTCCTTCTGTTGCATTGCAGACGACTTGCCTAGCAGACCACCAGCCTTCTCTTGAAGCTTGTCAACACCAGCAACAATGGCTGATTGTGCAGTCTCTCCTTCTCGGCCGGTGACCTTCTCTGCGACCCAGTTTGCAGCATCATTGATCTTGCCGCCAACATAGTAACCAGCCGCAGCAGCGCCTGCGACAGCAGCAGCACCACCAAGAAGTGGAAGTGCCTTTGCCAAAATGCCCACCAACGGACCGAATGCCAAAGCAAGCTTGCCCAAAGTACCCATGAACATGGCACCAAAAGAGGAGAACAGACCACCCAATGATCCTAAGAATCCCTTTAGCAGACCGAAGATATTGACCTTCTCGCCTTTCTTGATATCGTTCGCTTCCTTACCCACTCGGTCTGCCAACGATTCTTTGCCATCACCACCAGGCTTTCCTGTTACCTCCAGCTTACCTACTACGATGCGCTCAACATGCATATCTGCCGAAGGACGCTTTGTTCCTTGGAATGGATTGAAGCTGTCGCCACGCGCAACGATTCTATCAGACGTTCCACGACGACCACGGCGGCTCTTCTTACCATGACGCATTGCGA